TGGACTCCAAGAAGGGAGATTTCCTCCTGCAAGGTGTGGAGAGAGGTGTCACAGACAATATCTTCCTGGATGACTTGAATCAGAGTGTGGACCTTCACAAGTTCATGCCCATGATCACCGGCAAGATGGTGGTGAATCCCAAGTATGTGGCTGCATTCACCATCGACTTCAAGGATAGTCCGAAGGTGATATTCACATCCAATCATGCCATCAAGGGATTCGATGCTTCCCTCCGGAGAAGGACCTGGTTTGCTGCCTTCTCAGACTACTACCATGCAGATGATATGCAGAGAGGTCTGAAGGAGAGGTCTCCATTCACCGAATTCGGGAAGAATCTCATCGATGACTACTCCCCTGATGAGATGAATGCCTTCTACAATTTCATGTTCAACTGTCTTGCCGTATGGCAGAAGATTCGTACCAGGATCCAGCCTCCGATGAAGGCCATCGAGAAGCGAATGATCCAGCGAGCTCTCTCTGATGAATTCCTCTTCTGGGCAGAGGAGTATTTTGCCGAAGAGAATCACCGGCTGGATGCTCTTGTGGACCAGAATGTGACCTTCGAGGACTACAAGGCCACTCTGAATCCGAAATTCGCTGCCATGATCAAGATGAAAACCTTCAAGCAGAAGCTCATCCAGTATTGCACCTACCGAGACTGGAAATTCAATCCGGACAGGCTGCTCACCACCGTCTCTGACAAGGAGAATAACCGTATTCACCGGAAGGTGGATGGGAAGGAGGTGTACTACTTCTACATCGACACCACAGGAGAGTCAGATCCTGTGCCGGTGCCATCCCTGGGGAATGCCGAAAATACCGAGACCGATGATGAAGATATGCCTACATTCGGCTTCTGACCAGAGTGTCGGAAGAAACTATAGAAAGGAGAGCCACCGGCTCTTTTTTCTGGGCCTTGGGTGGCAAAGTTTTGCTCTATGGTACTTTTTTTCTCTTTTTTCTGACACTCCGACACCGGAGAGAGAGAAAGTATTGATAGATAGAAAGTTAAGCGGTGTCGGATTGCGGTGTCAGATTGGTGTCATTTGGTTTTCACTGACACCGAGGGTAGTCCCAGTGTCGGAAATCGCAAATTTTCCGACACCGCTGATACTCAATGAGTTAGGCAGTATCGGTGTCGGATGGTGTCAGATTATACTTTTGCAATCTGACACCGCTTAAAAGACTGAATATCAGCTATATAAGTGTAGCGGTGTCGGAAGTGTCAGATTATTTCGGGAAAAAAGTATCATGAAAAATGGGAAACATGGAAGAAAGCAAAAAATATCCGTTTAGACTCGAAATCGGAGTATGGTGGAATGGTAAATCTCATCCCATCTGGTGCTATGACAGAGTGCCGGATGGAATGGCCCAGGTGAGGAGCCTTCGAGAGCTCTGGGAAGGCAGGCACTTCCTCAGTGAATGCCTGATCGGGCCGGATAAGGGATGCTACTATACCGGCATAGTGAGACCGGCTGTGATAGAAGCTCTGAAGGTAAGGCTCCAGCAGGGCATCCCTGTATATGTCAGTAATACCAGATAGTACAATGCTTAATTTTGCAGACAGATGAAAAGAGACAATCACAACACAGTAGATGTGAAGGTGGGTAGCTTCATCAGAAATTGGGTGGTATCCACCTATGACACAGATTGCATAAAGCTGGACAAGGACATGAATCTATGGAGCATCATCAAGCAGAATCTTGACCTGCTCCCGAATGACTACAAGCCTCTTGAGAGCAAGGAGGAATACATCACCTTTGTGCTCCTCGCTGATGGGAAGGATACACTGGCCTATGATCAGAAGAGCAATCGGGAATACAGGGTGAATACACTCTACCGATGTGCCATCTCTCAGAAGGGTGAGAATATCATCAGGAGATTCCTGACCAAGCAATTCAAGAATACCTTTCACAACTACATGAAAGGTGCTCTGAATAACAATGATGCCTTGAGCATCACTGAGGCCATCACTGAATTCCTCACAGATTCTCACCAGGTGGTGACCGAGAAGGTGGTGAGCACCTTGTCGAAAGACTGGTACCGATACAGGATGAAATATCCGGATGAATTCAAGATACCAATCTTTTTTTAGTGGGTGTGATGTCCTAAGATTTTCGGTGTAAACTGCTGAAAATAAATTATTTTAAGTGGGTATGGTGTCCTATAAAAATTGGCTATAATATGATTCTTGGCATCCGAAAAATCGAGTATATTGACTCGGCCTATGTGCATGATTTCAGCCAGGTGATTCCTGGCAGCTCCATTGACCTGGCTTCCTACCTGGTGGCCGGTCACTCTCTTTCACAGCTTCCCTTCACTCCGGAGACTGGAGATCTCCAGGAGCAGTGGACCGATGATGATGCAGGAAAGCTCTCCAAGGCATCCTTCTCGGCCTCCATCCGGAGAGACAAGGAGAATTACCGGAGTCTCCTCCAGAGCCTGATGGGCCGGAAGTGCATCTGGGTACTGACACTGATATCCGGAGTGCAGTACATCATCGGCTCCAGGGAATTTGTGCCGAAAGTAACCTATTCGGATGGTGTGTCAGGACTTTCATCCTCTGAATTCACACTCCGGATCGAGAATGAGTCTTTGCATGGAATCCTGCTCAATTCTGCCTCCTAGGTAGTCCGAGCAGGCCTCCAGCATGTGGCTTAAATTTGCACTCACATTAATTTGCAGGATTATGAATCTTTCTTTGTTCACCAAAAATCTCCGAGGTCCCTGGATGATCCATCCCCAGGAGGCAGCAGCAATGATGCCTCTTGTGCGTGGTGTCATTGCCGGATATCACATGGATGATATCGATGAATCGGAGAAGAAGGCTGGCCAGAAGGTCTCCTGTGCTGACTACTATGCCGGTGATGTACACCAGGTGAATCCCTTCACCGATAAATCGGTCTATGTGGCCTATCTCGATGGCACCATGACCAAGTATGGCACCTGCTTCAGCTATGGCACCAGGGAGATTGCAGAAGAGCTGCTGAAGGCTGACCAGGATCCGGATATTGTGGGCCACATCCTCTGTGTGGATTCCGGTGGCGGTGCTGCCGATTCCGTACCGGAGCTGGCCGATGCAATCCGGCAGCTTACCAAGCCTATTGTGGGATTTGTGGATGGCATGGCTGCTTCTGCTGCCATGTATGCTGTATCCTACACCAGCAAGATCATAGCTCACCAGCCTACTGACCAGATTGGCTGTATCGGCACCATGATTACCATCTCCGGCTGGCCGAAGCTCCGGAAGGACTCCGATGGCTATGTGGAGATGCGTATCTATGCTGACCAGTCTGAGGAAAAGAATGCAGACTATGAGGCTGCACTGGAGGGAGAGACCAAGCTCATCCGAGAGAATGTACTGAATCCTCTCTGCCAGATCTTCATCGATGACATGAAGGCCAACAGGCCCAGTGCCACCGATGACCAGCTCAAGGGCCGTACCTACTTTGCCAAGGATGTGGTGGGCACTCTGATTGATTCCATCGGCACTTTCGAGGATGCCATCCAGGCTGTCCTCGAATATGCCGAGCTTGCAGAAAGTAACTCTTCTACAAAGATGGGAAAATACACCAAACTCGAAAGCATACCGGAGCTCAGTGAGCAGCAGTATGCGGAGGATGGATCCACTGTCCTCCAGGCAAGCCAGCTCGAAGCTATTGAGCAGGCTCTCTCTACTCCTCAGTCCGGAGAATCCGATCTCCAGGCTCAGATGGACTCTCTCAAGCAGTCTCACCAGGAAGAGGTGGCCGGTCTCCAGCAGACCATCACCGAAAAGGATGAGACCATCTCCCAGAAGGATGCCAGGATCCAGGAGCTGGAAGAAGCTCTTGAGGTAGCAGTGGCCAAGGCCAATGGCGAAAAGCCTGCATCCGTATTCCAGCCTGCAGACCAGGGTGAAGCCAGCGAGGAATACCAGACTGCACAAACCTGGGACCAGGCAGCAGAAGCCTGCAAGGCCTTCCTGAATCGTAAGTAACCAAATAACTTTTTTGCCGTATGAATCTCGAACAAGTTCTTGTAAACTCCGGTGCGAAGTTTCGCAAGGAGATCCTGGCCATGCCTGTTGTGGCTCTGGAAAAGACTCTCAAGCACATGACCATCCGCAAGGGTGTGCGTGGTGATGAGACTGTGGGCGGTTATGCTTCCGGTGCGGAGCTCCGGCCTTACAAATCCGATGGCAAGGGTGCTACCGACACCGGTGCATTCTTTGGCCGTACTCTGACCACCTACCTGGGTGATGTGGTAGAGGAATTCGATCCTTACCAGCTCTTCTCCACCGTTTATGGTGAATCCTTCAGCTCCCTGACCGAAAGGAAGGAGGCCGATGTGGTGCGTGACATGGCCCTGGCTATGGCCAAGCATGTCTCCAGCAAGCTGGGCAAGGCCCTCTTCTGCGCTGTGCGTAATGCCTCCGGCAGCACCACTGTGAGCCTGTTCAATGGTTTCGACACCATTGCAGCCACCGAGGTAACCAATGGCAAGATGAGCCAGGCCATCGGCAACTATGGCGAATTCGACACCATCACTGCTGCCAATGCCGGTGATGTGCTGAAGGCCATCTATGCTGCTGCATCCGATGAGCTCAAGGAGAGTGAGAATCTGAAGATGTATGTCTCTCAGGCTGTCCTCGACAAGTATGAGGAATGGTGCCTTGCCACTCTCGGTGCTGTGGCCTACAATCAGACCTATGCCCAGAATGTGCTGCACTTCAATCGCAATGTCGAGATTGTGCCTATGGTCGGCCTGAAGGGCTCCAACTACATCTATTTCTCCACCAAGGACAATATGCTTGTAGGTATGGACCAGCAGTCCGATGCCGAGAAGGCCAAGATCCGTGAATGTGACAATCCGAAGGCCCTGCAGTTCTTCATGTGCCTGTACTGGGGTGTCCAGTTCCAGAGCATCAAGCCGGAATTCCTCTTCGTTGCAAAGCAGACTGCTGCCTCCGATACTGCAGTAACCGGTGACAATCTGATCGATGGTCTCGCTGCGACTGCCGGCAGCACTGTACGCACCTATGCCACTTCCGATGGATCTGGTGTGACTGCTGCTGTGACCACCGAGGGTGCTGACTGGCTGACTGTAGCTGTCTCCGGAAACAAGGTGACCTTCACTCGCACTGCCTATGCCCATGCCGAATCCGGTGATAATCCTCGCATTGCCACTGTGCGTGTCTCTGCCAAGAGTGGTGCTGCCTACCTGGATGTCACTGTCAAGCAGGCTATGGCCAGCGAGTAGTCTCTGAATCCTCAAACTTCCACAGATTATGAATCTCGGAAATCTTGACTTCGCAATCGGTGGCATCAATCCCTCAGGGATTGGTGCTACCATCTATCGAATCGCCAAGAGCAAGATTGTCTCCTGGCCTTCGATCAATGATGATCCCAATGCAGGAGAAGGTGCTGTGACCTCGCTGTCGAAGTATTCCGGCAGCTTTGTGCTGGCCGATTCTGCTGTGTGGGATAAGCTCTATTCCACTCAGGGTAAGGGCAAGGCCACCTTCGAGGTGACCGGTGAGGTGGATTGCAAAATGTACACCAATAAGGCTTCCCTTTCCTTCCCTGATCTCACTGCCGAGGCACTGGCCTTCTGCAAGGCTGCTGCCAATGGTGACTTCGTATTCATTGTAAAGGCTGCTGGCCGTTACCATGTCATCGGCTCCCCTGACTACAGGGCAGTCATCTCTCCCTCCGGAGACACCGGTGATGCTGCCGGATCGGCAAAGGGTGTGACCTTCGAGGTCGAGTGCCCTGATGTGACTCCTCTTCCCCTGTATGAAGGGAAGCTGACACTGGCCGGTGGTGAGCTGGACTGCGCTGATGGCAGTTTCACTCCCTCCAACTAGTGAATACAGAGATCCTATCCTACCTTCAAGGTGCAGAGCCAGACTTCAGTGCTGGCTTTGCACTTTTTTGCCGTTACAGCAGGAATGAGGCCCTGAAGAATTGGATATCTCGGAAGCTGGACATGCCGAAGCTCCTGTATGAGCTAGGAAAGCTATCCAGGACCACAGTGGCCATCAATCCGAGGGAATCCCTGGATTTAGCGAGATATGCTCAAAAAGGTCCACTTCCGGCTCATCATGAAGCTGCTGCACCAGTACAGGAGAGTGAGCCTGTAATCTCATTCAGGACCTTCGATGATAGAAGGGCCAGGAGATCTGACCTTCCTCCGGAGATGCAAGCAGTATATGATGAATGTGCTTCTGACTTCAAGCTAAAGAGAGGCCTTCATGAGAAGATGAAGATGGCCACTACCAATGCAGATAGGGCAAGCCTCAGGGCAAGAATCATCGAGACAGATGCCAGGATTCGGGCCGGATATGCAGAGATAGATGCTTATCTCAGCAGGCAGGCCTTGGAGAAGGCAAAAGCAGATGACTTCAAGGAGAATACTGCCAGGAGCTATATCTGCAGAGCTCTGAAGAGGAAGAAGCTATCCGGAGAGCAGATGGCCACTCTCAAGGCCAGGGCCCAGGCTCTCTTGGATCATGGCTGTGTAATTGGGCCGGATACCATGAATCAACTCAAAAAAATCGGTGTATTATGAAAGATTTCATCTACAAGATCTGGAATTGGCTGGTGGGCCTCCTGAATAAGATTCGGAGGGACCGGCTCTATCACTTCATCTGTGGTCTCCTCATCGGAGCCTTCTGCTGCCTGGTGCTCAAAATGGGATTCTGGTGCTTTGTGCCGGTGCTCTTCATCGGATTCATCAAGGAATTCATTGACCAGTGGCAGGATGGTAATTTCGACTGGATTGACCTTCTGGCCACCTTCCTTGGAGGCCTCATCATTGCTCTGATGGCACTTGCCTGACCATCCAAGCCTAAGCCTTCTATAATTTGTCCAAGTAGCCAGAGTGATTCTGGCTACTTTTGTTGTATGAAAAGGACCATTACCATACTCACACAAGAGGATTATGACCATATCCAGCATTGGGCAGAGCTGAGATTCTCCATTTCAGAGATTGCCACCATGCTGATGGTGGATGTGGTCGAGCTCCGGATGGCCCTCCAGGATCCGAGGTCGGATATCTCCATTGCCTACAATGCAGGGAAGGTATCCAGCCAGATCAAGAGGAGGGAGAAGATTCTGGAGATGGCCAATAATGGCAATGAGTGGGCCATCAAGATTCTGGATGGCTATGAAGTGAAACAAACCGAAGAAGAATTGATGCCATGAGAAGAGTGAATCGAGACAATGAGACCTTGGACCTGATGGCCAGGAAGATGGAGAATGACTCCATCATACTTCGAGAGGACCAGCAGGCCCACTTTGACAGGCTCAGGGATGCCTATACACACTGGCTCTCCAATCCACTGCTCTCCGATAACCGTATAAGGGACTATCTGATGACCATGCACCATGTATCCACCAATCAGGCTTACAGGGACATTGCTCTCATCAAGATGCTCTTTGGATCTGTAGCTGTCTCCAATAAGGAGCAGATGAGGTACAAGGCTAATTACCTGTATGATGCAGCAGCAGCAGCAGCTATGGCAGGCAATGATGCCAAGGCCAAGGCTCTCACAAAGATTGCAGATGGGATAGTGAAGAATAACCGGCTGGATGAATCCGATGGAGAGGAATTCCCCTGGGATGAGATTGTGCCCAAGGACATGTCTCTCTCTGTGGATCCTTCGGTCATCGGCATTGAGCCGATTCCCAATATCAGGGAGAAAGCTGCCAAGCTGCTGAAGCAGTACAATGAGGATGTGGATGGACCTACTAAGATTCCCGATGAGCAGTAGTATAAAATACCTGAACAGGGCCCAGCAGGAGGCTCTTGCCATTGCAGCTCACACAGAGATTGACATCTGTGGGAGAAGATTCGGTAAATCCTTCGGCATTGTGTCACTCCGGATCAAGCGGAATGTGGAATTCATGCCAGGATCCACAGGATGCTTTGTGGCCAGCTCTTACAAGCAGGCCCACATGAGGACCTTGCCAGCAGCTCTCTCCGGTCTCGCTGAATTCGGATGGATCGAGGGTGTGCACTATGTGGTAGGCAAGAGGCCTCCTGGAAGGCTGGGATACAAGAAGCCAATCATCCCTCTTCAGAATTTCGATGATGTGGTATCCTTCTACAACGGTGCCCAGATGGTCATTGTCTCCCAGGATGTGAGGATGAGCTCCAACTCTATGACCTTCGATTGGGTGATTGGTGATGAAGCCAAGGGACTCAATTTTGACAAGCTAAAGGATGAGACCTTCCCTGCCAATGGTGGTACCAGAAGGTACTTCACCGATTGTCCCTGGCACCACTCCATCCTCTTTGTGTCTGATATGCCTGTAATGAAGAGTGGCCGGTGGCTGCTCAATTACAGGGAGAAGGCCACTCCGGATATCATTGACATGATCAAAGGCCTCCTGGTGCACAGATGGGAGGTCACCAAGTGGCCGGATGAAAAGAGCCAGAAGGATGAGCTCTATCGGACTGACCACCTTCTTTCACAGCTCCGGAGAAAGGCTGTGCTCTACAGGGAGTGGTCCACCTTCGAGAATGTGGATGTGGTTGGCCTGGACTACATCAAGCAGATGAAGAGAGACCTTCCTCCCCTGGTATTCCAGACAAGCATCCTGAGCAAGAGGATTGAGAGGCTGAGAGATGGCTTCTATCCGAATTTCAGGGAGAATCTCCACACATACATCGACAATAACAATACTCCACTGCAGGATGTGGGCCTTGGGAATGTGGAGAATACTGACTATGGCTGTCTCCTGGATGGTGATGTGGACCTGAAGGCTCCCATCTCCATTGCCTTTGACTTCAATGCCAATATCAACTGGCTGGTGGCCGGTCAGAGGGATGGCATGAGGCTCAAGGTCATCAAGAGCTTCTATGTCAAGTATGAGAGAAAGCTGAGGGAATTGGTAGATGACTTCTGCCACTATTACAGAGCTCACATCACCAAGGAGGTGGTATTCTACTATGACACCACTGCTCTGGGCAGCAACTATGCTGTATCAGACAAGGACTTCAAGAGCATCATTGTGGAGCAATTCAATAAGCATGGCTGGTATGTGGAAGAGCACTTCATCGGGAAGCCTCTGAAGCATACCGAGAAGTACACCATGATTGACCAGGGATTCACCGGTGCTGCCGGTCTGCTGCCGATGTTCAATAAGGAGAATAATGAAGCTCTGCTCATTGCCATCTCTATGGCAGAGGTCCGAGTCACTGCTGGCCAGGGATGGCACAAGCACAAGGGTGGTGAGAAGCTGGTGGAGACTGAGGATGACCTTCTGGAGCACCGTACTGATGGCACAGATGCCTTCGATACACTGTACATAGGTAATTGCACTGATCCATACAGCTTGAGCATGATGGGCATTGGCTCTGCAATGTAGGCTGGCCATGAAAAAAGTGTCAGGCATATATGGCGAAATCAAAAGGAATTTCGGATCCGGCCAGAGGACAGGGCTTGGAAGCAGCAATCTCGAAAAGGCTTGACCTTGCCAATAATGTCCTATCGTTTTGATTGAGAGCCAAATAAATATCTATCATGCTGGCGGTGAAAAATGGCCGAAGTGTCCTAATTGGCACCTGCTTGGTGATGTAACTTTGTTTTTGCTATGATTCACAGCTCCAGAATACATGACTTGGTACAGCAGCTTCCGGTCTTTTCCATCAAGTGGGTGGCCACTGATGGAGAGCTGGTGAGTGTGCCTAGATGCCGGTGCACTTCCTTTCATGGAGCCGGTGATACACTGAATATCCTCATCATTCCATCCGGAGAAGTGAGGACTGTGAATCGGAATACCATCGTGGAATTTAACGGAGAAGAAGTAATACTATGAGTAATCAAGAATCTTTGGCTGGGATATCCATCATTGATGGCATCCAGCTCTATCCAGAGATTGAGGCTATCCTGGTGACTGACTCATCTGATGTATTCAAGATGGAGAAGGACCTGGAGGCAGAGACCTTTGGCAACTACAAGGTGGCTCCTTGGGGAAATGATAATCTGCTCCCCAATCATGTGCTTGACAAAGTGGAGAAGGGTGACATTGTGGGTGCCAATCTTCGCTTCAATCGGGATGTGGCCTTCGGTCTCGGTCCGAAGCTGGTGAAGGCTGTGGAGAGAGACAAGTATGGCAGGGTGACCGAGTGGGCACCGGTGGAAGATGGGCCCATCTTCGACTGGTTTGAGGCCAATGATATTCCTCTCTTCATGCAGGAGCAGCTCACCGATGTGGTCACCTTCTACAATGCCTTCCCTGAGATGATTCTTGATGAGGAATTCAAGGAAATCAAGTACATCCGTCATAAGGAGGCAGTATTCAGCAGGTGGGCCATGATGAATAAGGATGGCCTGATCAACTGGCATTATTATGCTGACTGGACCAAGGTGGCATCCCAGAAGGATATCACTGCCACCTGGGTGCTGGATGAATTTGACACCTTGGCAGATCTGAAGATCCAGGCCAGCAGGAAGAAGAGCCGGAGATTCATCTTCCCAGTTTACATGCCTTCCCCTGGCAAGCCTTACTACAGCAGGCCGGAGTGGTACTCCATCTTCATGAGTGGCTGGTATGACCATAGCACTATGGTGCCGGAGCTCAAGAAGGCCATCCTCAAGAATCAGCTTGGGGTGAAGTTCATCATCTATGTGGCCCAGGAATACTTCGATTTCATCTGCAGACAGGAAGGAGTGGATCCTCACAATCGGGAGGAATACAAGCGGATTGTGGACCGAGAGAAGAAGGCCTTCAATGAATTCCTTGCCGGTGAGAAGAATGCCAATAAGGCCATTCTTGCCATGAAGCAGAAGATTGCCACTGCCACCGGAACAATGGAGACCAAGTGGATTGAGATTGTGCCCATCGAGAACAAGATGAGTGGTGGTGAATACATCGATGATACCGAGAGCACTGCCAATATCATCTGCTATGCAATGGGTGTGCACTCCTCCCTCATCGGTGCTGTGCCTGGCAAGAGCAGCTCCACTCTCGGTGGCACTCAGGCCAGAGAGCTCTACCTGATGAAGCAGGCCTGCATGAAGCCTATTGTGGACCGAGTGATGAGGCCACTCAGAATAGTGAAGGCCTTTAACAAGTGGGATAAGGATATCTACATCAATGTGCCGGAATACATCTTCACAACTCTGGACCAGAATAAATCCGGCAAGCAGGAATCAACTAACACCGAAGCATAGCCATGATAGTAAGCGGATACACACAGATGAAGCCATTCCTCCCTGCAGTGGAGATGAAGAGTGCTTCCACTACCATTTTCGATGATGCTCTTGAAGTGGCCCAGAATGACCTGGTGGCCACCATCATCGGCACAGACATTGAGGCTCTCCTGGAGGCCCAGGTGGAAGATCCGGATGTGCATGCCAAGCTCCGGAAGCTCTGCCAGCGAGTCATCAGCCAGCAGGCATTCCTCAAGAGCATTCCGGACCTTGACCTGGTGCTGACCGATGCTGGCTTTGGCGTGGTTAGCAATGAAAAGACTCAGATGGCCAGCAAGGACAGGGTGCAGAGTCTCACCAGCAATATGAAAGCCAAGCTGGATGAGAGCAAGGATGCTCTTGTGGTGTACCTGCTCAAGACCACTGCCTATGAATCCTGGAGAGGCACAGAAGAATTCGGAAGGCTATCCGATGGTCTCATCCTTACCTATGGAGAATTCAAGGATGTGGCTGTCCTCAATAACATCACAGCTCAGGCCTATCCAAAGAGCTGGGGTGAATTCCTGGATCTGAATTCTGCTCTGAATGTGGCTCTGATGACCGATGTGGCCAGCTACATCTCCAGGGACTATGCCATCGAGCTGATTGAGAAGGTCAGAGACAAGGAGCCGATGATTCCCAATGAGAAGAAGGTGCTCAAGATCATCAAGATTGCCATCAGCTCCATTGCTCTTGGTGACATGGCCACCGGCATGGACCAGACTCTCAAAGCTGTGGCCTTCATGAAGGACAATCCGGATGACTTCCCTACCTTCATGGAATC